AGCGCTCATGGAACCTAGGCCCGCGGTGATGGTTACGGCACCTCACGGCCGACCGGCACACGACTGTCGGGATCGGTGTTTTCCTCGTTTCAGCGGTACAGTGGGTATCCACCGCTGTTAGGGGCGTGAGTATGGTCAGATACCAATGGGTGACCATCTCTTGGTCAGGAGCTAAGCCTTTCTCCTCGATCTTGGGTGGTGGGCTGTTTGTTTGGCGCATTATAAAGTTGTTCCCCGCGCCTTGTAGGTTACCACCGTTTGCATAAGCCAACCGGTGGCTAATTAGGCCCTCAGTGCAAAGACACATTTCCACCATGCCACGTATGGGCCGGAACGGACCACGGGCGAGCGCTAAGTTAGCCAACGAAGCGAACGCTCTTGCCAACACCGCCCGTCGCATGCAGAAGAACGTATCATACACCCGACCCTTTCGCCAAGGAGTAGCTGCTACTCCTTTGGTCGCGTTTGGTAGTCAGCCCCTTCAGAAACGTAAGATGAAACGTGCCCGCGGAATGCGCGGCCGCAGTCCGCGCTACTTCAGTGCACTGTGCCCGCACCATCTGCCTCTGCCCCGTGCAGTCGGCCCGTACACCGTCATCCGGACCACCTCCAAACACAGTGTTGGTAGGAACCTATCCATATGGGGACCGACCTGTGTGAGGGATCCGAATGGCGCACAAGTCTGGACGAACATTGTTGGGATTGCTGACGACAACATTGGTGCCCCTATGAATAGCGGTAACAATTCTTACGCGTTGACTGACAAGACTTTCGGAGCATTCGGTGTCGTCGAACCCGGATGGTCCCAGTGCACCTTGGTGCCCTCCGCTTTCACTATTCAGATAATGAACGGCGCTGCACTCGCCACGAGCGCTTCCGGCGGTATCGCATATATTGGTAAGTTGAAGTCACTTCCGAGCCTTGCCAACAGTACGCGTACTTGGGAAGCGTTTTCAGACGAGTTCATCAGCTATAATTATCCAAGATTGTGCAGTGGAGGAAAGTTGGCGTTACGCGGTGTGACCGTGTCCGCTGTGCCCTACAACATGTCTGACCTCGCCGATTTCCAACCCATGTTCACATACAGCACCGCTGGGTTTACGTGGGATGGAGGCACCGGCGAATCGGGCATTGAGCACTGTGGTTTCGCCCCTATTGTCATCTCGAAAGATTCGGATATGACCTTACAGGTTCTTGTAACTGTTGAATGGCGCGTACGATTCGATCCGTCCAATCCTGCGCAGGCCAGCCACAAGCTTTACAAACCTTCTTCTGATTTGCAGTGGGCCAAGCACGTCGCCGAAGAAACGATGCGCGGCACCGAAGACATCGCCGAGTTCGTCGCGGACGCCGGCGTTGACGCTGCTGCCATCGCTGTCATCGGTGCACTCGGTGCTCCCCTTGGCGTGTGATTTGGAGTTGAGGGACTTCTCCTCTGCTAAGCAGAGTCGAGAACCACCACCGTTCAGAAGCAACTGGTGGCTAATTAGAATCCAGCGAATTCGCCTAGCGGCGTGGGCGTTCCTTTCCCCACGTAGACCGGGTGACGTCGGTCGGCCGTGAGTTGGGCACACCCTGTGTCCTGTCCAGAAGAGGCACGTTCCGGTGGTACGATAACCATCCCTCTGTTGATAGGCTGGGAACCTGTCAACAGCCGCGGGCCTGCTCAGCAGGTCCTAAGTAG